AGTGGTCTTTGCGGCGGACAAACACCTCTCTGTCATTCAACTCGGACTGAGGCGTATTGCTATCCGTCCGCTTGACACAGGTGTCCAGACAGGAATAGCGGTCGTCTTCGGGGTCGAGTCCCTGCAGCTCCTTGTAGATGTTCACCTGCTGATGGCCACCTTCGTAGTTGAACTCCATCAGCCATCCGCGCAACAGTCCACGAAGGCACGACTTGTGCGACTGGGGCATATCCTCGCTGCTGGTGGTGTTGGTAAGCACGAGGTTCCAATAACTTTCCTTCTCGTTAATCTCTACTTCCCAGCCGAGCCCTTTCAGTACGTCGGCTGCAATCATGTAAATCAATCTCATTGTTTCGTATTCCTTTTAGTTATTTATTCAATTTCATTTCTACGGCTAATGTCTGATGTTAAAAGCTGAGGATGTTCAGCCGGTTGAGCGCGTCGAAATATGGTGAAAACAATTCCCTGAACTGCTCCGACATCTGACGATGCTCAACGTATTCTTTCACTGCGGCACCGCGCTGCTCGTCGGGCATGTTGACAAACTCCATCAGCCGTTCTATCCATTCCTTCTGAGCCTCTATCTGCTCCTTCAGTTTGGCGTTCTCGTCGTTCATGTCTGCAAGCCGCTTTGTGGCATCCATATAGTTCTCCCATCGGTCGTTAGCCAACTTCTTCCAATGTTCCACGTCCTGCTTGTACTTTGCAGCCATCTGCTTGCGGACTTCCTCGCGGATTTCGTTCGGTTTCTTTGCCTTTGCCATACGTCAGTCCTCCTTTGTGCTATAGTCCGTATATCTGCCGCACTCCATCCCGGCATCGAAACCAACCTGGAAGGCTTCGGCTATCAGGGCGGTCATCTGACTGACTATCGGACTGATTTTCTCGCTCTTCGCCGTCTGCGTTATCGTCTTTACACGCTCGGCCATCGCCAGACGCATCGTTAACTTTGCCGTGTCGATGGCATCGCTTTGCGTCGCACCCGAACAGTGAGCACGGTACTCCTCTTCGGACTTATACCACCCGCCGTCAGCACCACGGTAGCCGTATTCGCCCGTCACATTGTTTAGCGTGTAGCCCTCCAGAAAGGCTCCGCAACGGCTGCAAGTTCTTTTTGCATCGCCGTTCTCTTCTCCGCATTGTTTACATTTCATAGCCGTATTTCTTTTAAGTTATCTTACTTGTCAGTCCTCCTTGTGTTTATTATAAAGGTTGGTCAGTCGCCTTGCAATGTATTTCATCTGCTTGGGGAATAACTCGCAGGATTCATCCTCGCTGTCAAGTACCTGGTCGATTTTCCACGCAAGGTCGCCCTTGATGTCCTCAAAAGATTTTACCTGCTTCAAATCTTCAACAATGCAGTTGATGTCATCTTCATTCCAACTGCTTACGATCAGCGCAGCATTGAGCAGGCATCCGCACTCCGCACAATGGCTGAAATGGTCGCTCTCTGGCGATGTCTCTTCGTACACCTGATGATAATACTTGCCGCCATCCTCTTTGTCGAGCTCCCTCGCTTTCTCGGTGGCACAAAGATGACAGTAGTCGCCGTCAATCTCTTCCACCTCGAATCCCTCGCCGTCGTGCTTCTCAATATAGTACACGCTTTCAGGGTCGGAAGCCATTTGCCAAATCTCTTTTCTGATGTCTTCTGATATCTTCATCGCTCAGTCCTCCGTAAATTTATCCTTGTTTCTGTGATACACTACCAGCCAACCTATGTTGTCGATGGCGCAGCACAGGCCCCAGATGAACATGGCCACCTTTAACGAGGGCATGAACAGCAGAGCGCAGACGTAGCCGGCAATGCAGTAGATGCCGCACACCACGTCGTTGTTATTGTCATAGACCTCGCGTTCGTGCTCGTTCCACAGCTTCGGTCGGAACGTCATCAGACACTTGCAGATGAACTCCGACACCAGCGTGCCGTAGAGCAGGCAGGCGATGGCCAACACCCACACGTTGTACTCCACGAAGCAAAGCCACATGCCGACGCAGAAGCCTGCTGCCGACTCGATGATGCAGAGCACCGTGAACCACTGGATAGCCTTGCGGCGCACCCAGCCCTTCCATATCATGCCGATGAACAACCCGACCACGGAATAGAAGAGCGACTGGAAGGCGAGCCATTCGGCAGGCAGCTCCGTTACCCATGCCTTTGAGATAGCAGGTCCGACGTAGGCATCCAGCAATCCGACGATGAACAGTGTAGATAGCGTCCACCGCTGGTTCTCGTCGGGGTGGATGTTCAGGAAGTCCAATAGTCGTTTGAAGAGTTTCATCATTGCTTATCATCCTTGTCTATTGGTAGCTTCATTCCCATTTTCCCAATGGCCTCGCACATCCGCTTCATCGCATCAGCACATTGCTGGATGGCGGTCGGCGAACCGTCGGAACACATGTGCAGATAGAGCGTAATCCTCTCGATGCTGCTTTCCATTCTCTCAATTTTCCGATGCAGGTGGATTGTTACACCGCAAAGGATAATCGCCAGTAGCACTACGGCTACAATAATCACGTTTGTTGTCATATCGCCAAATATTTATTATTTCTTTTCTCCGATTATCTCCTGCCACTGGTCTTCTGGTCCGCAGCAGGTCATATAAACTTCTTGCAGGACTGTATCGACATCACTTCCGATAGTTGTTTCTATCTTGTCGATGCGCCACCGCCATTTGCGGTAGTCCTTTTCCTTGCCGTCCATCGTTATCACGAACTGCCCTTCTTGCAGGTTCGGTATCAGACACGGCACGCCTTTAATCCACGCACCGTCGGTGTTATCTATAAATTGAGTCCTTACTTCCATAAATTCGTGTCAATTTGTGATAATTCGTGTTCTTTTTGCCATTAGGCTTCTTGCGCTCCGTTGGTGCTCAGGCGAGCAGAGCTCGGAGTCCGCCGCAATCCCGTTTGGCGGGAACGCTCAAACGTCCGCATTCCAGCGCATCGCCTCGCCACTGCTAATACTTCTTGGTCTGTCCATTATTATTTCTCCTTATTTATATTAATCACTATACGTTCGTGGATGATGCTATCAATCACTTCTATAGACTCGCGCTGACGGACTGTCTTGCAGTATTCGCACTGGCATAGGTGTCGAGAGTGTGGCCAGATGAAGTAACTTATTACGTTTCCAATCGTCGTGCCTATGGCAAATGCCAGCACAAAAATGATTCCAACAATAATTTTATCTTTCATATCGTTAAAATTCGATTACATATTCAGCACCACGTATTTCCCCTCGATGCCGCTGCCCCTCAGCCGACGGTCGCACTCACTTCCCCACGCTACAAGACAAGAGCCGAAGAACGGCGAGCCACTAGTGCCGTCGGGACGCAAGAACTTCACTCGGTGGCGCATAAAAATCATCGACTTGGCCGTGGGGAAGATGACCTCCTGCCAAAGCAAGTTGTCCTGACGGTTCACCAGCAGGGCTATGCCGTCATTATGTTCAGCCATCTTCTCACAGAACTGACGCAGCAGCAATCTACTGTACGGAGGATTCATCCATACCGTTCCTACCCAGTCATGTGCGAGACCGTTATCTTCCTTGGTGTACGACACAGGCGCTATCTCGTAGGGCTTTACCATAGGAGAACATGGGTCGATGTCGAACGGTCCCAGCTCGTCGATAACCCAACGTGGTGTGTACCACTCGTCGGGCGAAACGCTTGCGTTATGTTGTTGCCTTGTGTCCATTAGTCATTGTCTAATATATTGTCTTATCGGTGTACCGCTTAACGCTTTCGGCCAGTGTATTATGCCGCCAAACTCAAAGACCTTGAAGTCGAAGGTGCAGGTGGCATAGTCCTGACATAGCGGCTCGTCGTGCTTAAAGGCTTTATGCGGGCGGCCTGGCGACCAGTGACCGTATTCCCATTGGAAGCGCTGCTCCACCTCTTCCTCCGTCTCGAACGTATCACCAGGGTGGTACCACCATGATCCATCAATGTGTTGCTCTAATAATGAATACATAGGTCAGTCCTCCTGTTTTATAAGTCCAAATTCATAGGCGTACACCCACGGATTGCGCTGCCATGTTCCTTTGCCGCTGATGCGGTCGATGAGTGCGGCGAAGGCTTCGCGAGGAGTCATAAAAGATAGAACTGTTCCTTTAGGCAGTCTAAAACCATACATCTTCGGCTCTTGTTTTCCTGCCAACAATCCCTCTCTCAGACAATCCTCTTCGCTGATGTCTTGCAACCGCTCAACCTTGATGTTGGTAATGCGAATGGTTTCCTCCATAAGATCGGCACGGACAAACATCTTATTCGTCCATCCTGCAGACTCTTGCGCAGAGATAGGGCGAACCATACCCGGCTGAATGTCCGATGCGTCCTCACAGGCGACAATGCCGCGATAGTCTATATCCTTATAGCACTGAGCAACGGCCACCTCCTCGCCAATCTTATAGGTGGGCTGTGGCAGGATAACACTCTCGCCGTCTGCAGTTTTTCCGATAAAGGAACCTTCATACTTCAAATGTATAACTGCTACATAGATGCCCTTGATGATGCGCCGTGTCATCGTCTTCTTTCCTTCCAATACCGCCTGTGTCAGCCCATATCGGTCGCTAAACATGATTTTCTTCATATCGCCTTATTTGTATTTGTTGATGATCGGTTCGCAAATCTCCAGCACCCGTCGCACCTTGGAGGTATCAAACCAGTCGTCAGTACGCACGCCGCTCTCCATATCTATCCAGAAGTCGCCGACCATCTCGTTCTCCATGAGGAACGTCAGCTTCTCAGCCACGTTGTCGGGATTGATGCCGCCAGCGTAGCCTATCTTTTTGCCTGCAAAGGCTACGAGAGAAGTATCTATACCCTCGCCACCGCTTGCGTCCAGCAGCATTGTGACATGTTCATTCGTGTTTGACTTTAAGTACAGGTCGCAATCATCAACGGACCTTTGCTGAAGAATAATCTCGTCGAACAAGAAAGCGTCCTCTGACAACTCGAAGGAGTCTGGATTTTCTTTCGATGTTGCAATATTCAGCTGACAGCGGTTGAAGAAGTATGGGTAAGACCTTGCCCAGTCACGGAACGGCTCAAAGTCGCCGCGCACCGCCGCCCTCGCAATGCTGCCGCAGAAGTGAGCGGAAAGATTCAGTCCACGACTCTCCAGTGAGTCGAGGTAACTCGGGTTGAAATACCTGTTGCCGTTCTCGCGCCAGTTCTTTGCCACGAGCACACCGAACTCCGCAATGGGGTACTGCTGCTGCAACTCCCATAATGCACCGAGGTCAGTCTTCCCGTCAATACCCGTAAATGTAATGTGTTGTAGTTTCATATCACTTTATTTAATCGTTTCATAATCCGTTCTGTTTCTATATTCTGCCCGCGAACAATCAAGTCGCGCAGTTCTTCAAGGATGCTTATCTGCCCGTGTTGCACTTCACCGTCGCCGAATGGATCAGGGTCGTTCTTTATACGCTTGATGGCAGCTTCGATCACGCACTTGTGAATGACTATTTTGTCGCCAAAATACTCGCAGTTCTCAAAATGCTCCGATGATAGTTTCCTTACACTCATATCTCAGCCTCCCTTCCTGATTTCTCCGCCTCTTTCAGATGTTTCCATGCCAGCCGTGCCGTGTAGTGCTTCAGGCAGTACGGATTCTTGATGGTGCCGTCCTTTACGGCGACCGACTTGTGCATCAGCCAGTGGCCTGCCTTGTGCGAAATCCATTCGCGCCCGTCGAGAACCCACCTGAACGGCTGTTCAATCCATTCGAGCATCTGAACGATGAAGGCAAACGGCAGGGTAATGATGGCCGTCGCCGCGTTGAACGCCCATTCTATTTTGCGTGCTGTGTTCAGTGTCATCGGTCAGTCCTCCTTCTCGCTATATTTCATTCTGTCGATGGCTGCTGCTAACAAAGCTGCAGCTCGTACTAAATCTCGTAGAGTACCCTTTGGCTTAAAATACTTTGCATCCCATGGCCATCTAAATCTCAGCTTATCTACAGTAAGTGGAACTCCAGACATGGCACTTTCACAGTACCCTATAGCTGCAAGAATGAAGTCACTGACCTTCTCTTTGCTGTCATGCTCTCGGTCATAGCCCTCTGCTGTAATTTGCCTTTCACGCTCAATGGCAATCAGCCTTGCCCCACGACTCATTGGTGGTGGAGGTACGCCTGGAGGCATTATCTTACAACCCATACGCTTTACTATCAACCATACAGACTCGTCATCATAGCAAAGTGACTTCATGGCGTCACGCATACGCCCAATGATTTCTGCCGTAACACGTACTCTCATTTCTTTGTAAGTGCTTGTTCCAAACAGGAATCCGATAACTCCACCAAGTAGAGCACAACACACACACATGATAATCATTCCTATTTCCATATCTGCTACTTTTTACGTTTCTTCGACTCAGGATGACGATTCGCATAAATCTTCATTGCCAGCGTAGCCGCCATTATCTGCTTTATCTTGCTCATCGCTCAGTCCTCCTTTATAATGATTTCACAAACTCGTTGATGCGGTTAATCTCGTCTTCGGCGAGTTTGCAGACGAGGGCATTGAAGGTGTCCTCGCTGATAACCGCCTCTTTCACTTTGTCGCCTTCCGCGTATGGCAGTTTTGCCGTAACCTTGATTTCGGCTATCGTCTGATAACTACTCAGCAGGTCGTACACCTCCTGCAGCTTGCGGCGCTTCTTGGCCATGCGCTCCGCTGTCTCTAATTTCTCTGGGTCCATAATCTTTGCTCTTAATTCTAATATTTCGATACTCTCTTCCAATTTCTTGCGCAGGTACTCCACCATATCTTTATCAAAGCATTTGTCGCGGAGATACTTTTTAGACAGGTCAGTGCTCATGCCGTAGAAGGTAAATCGTCCGTGCATGACTGGTCTATGGAATAGTGTCAGAATCGTCTTGTCTGACATTCTGCACGCCAGTCCTTTCGGCTTCTCCTCTATCGGCAGTCCTCTCAGCGCTGCAAACTTCCGCAGCAGCTCGTGGAGCGTGGGCTTCCGTCTGACCATCGGACGATGTTGCCTGTCGTATTCTCGCAGGAATCTCTTCAGTGCCTTCTTCGCCTTGCGCACAGAGCGGTTGGCATTGGTGCGCCACAGCGAACAGATAGTTCTTTCACCCTTGATGAGCAGACCGATGGTCTTGGTACAGTGCGAGCAACCAACCGCCTCCAGCGCCAGTCCGTGCTTCTCGATGAGCCTGTGGATTTCCGTCTTCGGCGCAGGGTTGCGAAACGACAGGTGTTCCAGTAGTTTGATGAGATTCGGCATACGCTCAGTCCTCCTTACACAAAGAAATCCAGTCCATAGACATCGCCGCGACCTGTCTCGATGCAGGTGGCACGGACACAGATGCTGCTGCCGATGGGGAAGAACTTGTCGGGGTTCTCAATCTTATACTTGCGACCGTCGCCGCCTACTGCATCGCCGCGCTCCAATACGTCGCGAACCTTCTGGTCGTAGATGTCGCTCACCTCCACATGCACGCCATTATCGAGGCGGAGATACACGATGGGATAGTGACCCGTCTCTTTCATCCATGCCATAATCTGCTCGTTCTGCTCGGTGTTGCTGCGCTTCACCTCTGTGCAAGGGATTACGATATCCTCGGAGTCGTAGAACTCTTCCTTGTGCCTTATGTCGTCAGGGATGGCTGGTGCAGATTCCTCTGGATCATCATTGTCAGCACCTGCCTTGTCAGCATCAGGGATGCGGAAGAACAGGTTAATCTGATTATACTCTTCGCCACTGACAATCGGCTCGTCACCGACGGCTTCCGCAATGCCTTTCAGTACATTCAGCCACACGTCGCCATCCAAAATCACTTCGCAATAATCGCCGTCGCTGTTTGGTTTAATACTTGCCACGGTCGCGTCGCACGCATTCTCACTCAATATTTTCTCGACGATTTTTTCAACCTCGCTGATGGTCATTTTTCTTTCGTTCATATCGCTTACCATTCTATTTCTCTGTTTCTGATATCCTCCGGCATGGTGCCAGCGTAGTAAAATGTCGCGGCCTCGTGACGATTAAGTTCGTTATTATAGTGTGCATATAGCACTACCTGAAAAGCCGTTGCCTCCGGGTATGGACACTGATAGATACACTCGTCAACCGACGGCTTGAAGAGCGATGGATGACCGCACCTGTGGTAAGTTTTGACGCAGCCTATCATATCCAGATAACCCGTCGGTTTCAGGCGCTTCAAGTTCCAAGTATAGGACTGCGTATGAATCCTGCCACCGTCCACCCAGAACATCATGCCGCCAATCTTCTCAAATTCCGCCACAGGTCGCAGCGTCCTGGCTCGCTCAATGATTTGTTCCTTCGTCATCGAGGTCTCAATCTTCTCCAACTCGTCCTTAGTCATAATTCGCCTAAAATTTAATTCGTTCAATCCTTATAATTGTAAGGGGTAGTGCCACCGAGGGGTAGAACTGCCGTGGCATTATAGCGGTCGGCACCATCCCTGTTAAACTTGTTTGAAAGCGAGAGACAGCGTGAGGACAGAGGTACTGGAAAACCCGCAGGAAGCACGCTGACTGTATCGCTTATAGTTTGGAGGGCGCAGCGCAGAAGCCAAGGCTTAGGACTGCCCACATCAGCCGTGCATACCCTCCATAATTATTTCAATCATCGCCTGGCTCCAAGCCGTTCATTATGCGGCATTCTCGGAGCCTTTGTTCCATATCCTTGCGGTATTGAGCCGTTTTCTTGTCCTTGTTGCGCTGGCGGTCTCGCTCCGATTGCGCCTTTCGCCGTTGCTGTTCTTCGTGCTCCTTGCGGTGCAGTTCGTCGAGCAATGCCTGTACGTCCTGCTTGTCCTCACGTCGTTTCAGCTTTCGTATGCAACCGTTGTTGTGCTTCACCTGAGCCTTCATGCGGTCAATCTTGTCAATCAACTGCCTGTTGGCTTCTTCCAGCGCCTTGATGCGGTCAGCAATCGACGGTTTTGGCATAGCCGTCGCGAGGGTTAAGCATAATGATGTCGTGCTTCAACTCATGGAACAGGCGGTTGATATCCTTGCGTTTCTGCTCCAGTTCGAGACGTTCAACGGCAATGCCCTTCAACTGAATCTTGATGGCATCCATCTGCATCATCAGGTTCTGGCGCTGCTTAGCCAGTTCGCGGTCGCGGTCGAGCAACGGGTGGTTCATCTCAGTCTGCTCGGCGTTCATTTGCGACATCATGTTATCAAACTCTACTTGACTGTTTAGTTTACGGGGGGGTATTTCTCCCTAATCTCTTGAATGTTCATAATCATAATTGTTTTGTAAGTTATTTGTTATATTACCCATTGCCCTATCCTTTCTTTAGGAACTTCTTGATAAACTCGTCGTACATCGCATTGATACCTTTTGCGGCCTTCTCTTGCGAGATGTAGAGCGGAGCAAGGATTTCGTCGAGGTTATCGCTGAATGAGAAACAGAAAGTTTCTGTATAGAAACCTATATTGTCACTTCTTTCATCACACTCAACTTTAAATCCTGGAGTTACAGAGGAACTCATAACAAATCGACATTCAAGACAAGTAATCACATCGTCAGTATCAGTCGCCTTCGCATAGCCATGAACCGCAGCGATGTAATAGGTCACACCTTCGTAGGCCTTGAAATGCTCACCACCAGCCTTGAAGAACTTACCGCGCAGGTGCTCATAACGCTCACGGGTCAACTGGTCGATAATCTCCTCACGGCGCTTGCGACTGGTAAACAACTGTCTGATTAAACTCTGCTGCTTCTTGATTGCAGTCAAAAACTCTTCTTGTTTCATAATTCGTTCTATTTATTATTGATATACATTTCTCGGTTCTCAGGATTGCAATTATCCATCCATGCGTACTGATCTGTGTCGCCATTGATGTTGGCGATAATGCGCTGCCCGTCCTGATAGCGCTTGCATTGGTTCCTAAGCACGCAGCCCTTGCCGTTGCAATAAGTGATATTTCCGTCCATAGTCAGCCCTCCTTGCTAAACATATTCCAGTTTTTATCCACCGAGTGTGGCCACTGATCGAGAATGATATGCCCGTCGCCGTCAAACAAATCGCGCACCGACTGTTTCCAATACACCGTCGCCCTGCCACTGGTCAAGCACATCACATCCTCGACGAAGTGCAGGCAGTCGTTCACCTTATAAGCATCGAAATGATGCTCGCCAAACGCGAAATCCTTGCGCACCAAACGGGTATTGTTGGTCAACAGTCCAATCTTGAAGTGCTGGCACCCAGCGTTCACGGCCTGGTAAACCATATCCAGTGCCGACGGAAAGCCGATGACTGGCTCGATGCTCGCCCACGTCATCATACCTTTGTCAGATGCCATCTTCATATAGCGAAGACGCTCACTGTTCGGAGCGGCATTTGGCTCCAGTTCATCGTGACCCGTCAGCGTCCATCCGATAGCCAACATTTTTGAGCTGATACAGAATGGCGAAAAACATGGACGTTTTGGTATTCCTTCGCATTTCTTCGGAATATCGTAGGCGCATTTTGTGAGAATAGTCACGGGAATACCATGATTACAAGCCCAAAAGTTGATATCTGCAAACAAATCGTATGTTTCCATCATACACGGGTCAGACGTGAACGTCATAAACAGCCCGCCGTCGCGGATAATCTCGTCGCGGTGCTCGATAATCTCCGCCGTTGCCAGATGGTAGGCGTGTTCCTCGTTCACCACACCTTTCTTCAGTACGGGTGAATCCTGTCCGAGATAAGCCCCCGACGGACCTTTCTTCAGGTAGCAGTACAGGCAGCCGTGACTGCATCCGATGTACGGATTCACGCTCCAGCGTCCGTATTCCTCGGCATTCCCCTTTGGTCGGGATAAAATCTTTAATGTCTTGCTCATATATTATTCCTTTTTATTTTTGTTTATTCTTTCTTGGTTGTTCCGTTGGTTTACCGTATTTTGCAAGCAAGTCCAGCACATCGGGGTCGTTCGGATGTCGCCGACGCAGACCGCACCATTGGACATAAAGCTGGCGGTTCTTTTCTTTCGTCGGCAGTTCGCCGTTCGTCTCGCAGTATATCCGAACATCCTGCTTGATATAGACTGCACGGGTCTGCTTATAGCGGCAGTTCTGTTCGATGCGCTGCACGTCAGGGTCATCGGGGTATGCCCGCTTTAGTCTCGACCATCTCTGACCGAGCGGTGTGTGTGTCAGCGGCAGATAGCCGTTCTCACGATAGAACTGCTCGATGTCTTTCAGGTCTTCCGCCCTGCGACGTGCCAGTTTGTTGTCTTTATGGTAGCACTCAATGATAGCTTTTAGTCGCGGATGTTCAGCACAATGCCGCTGCAGATAGTTATACGAGTTGTATGCCTGTCCGTCGGTCTTATGGGTTGGTAGCCGGTCGGTACGATGACAGAACGCATCGAGCACGTCCAGGTGCTCGTCAACGGTCATGATGACATTCTGCTTACAATACTGCTTGTGGAAAGCCACAAACTCTGGATGGTCAGCATAGTGGCGGTGCAGAAACAGATATTCGTTAGTCTTCGTGAACTTCTCGCCACGTTCAGCCATCTGCCTGACCTTCTGCATCGTCTCTGGGAACTTCGCGGCCTTCTGCTCTTCCAGCTGTTTCAGCCATGCAGCCACTACGGGATGATTTGGATGATTCCTGCGCAGCCGCTGCCATATTTCGCTCAGCCGCCAAGCCTCCTTGTTCTTTCTTTGGTTTGGAAACGACAGGAACAGTCCTGTGCGCTGATGATATGCCTCTAATTCCGCGACTGCATCGTCTATCGTCATAGGTATAAAACCATACTTGCGGCGGAGTGCTTTTACTTCTTCGTTATCGGCGGCATACATACAGAGCCACCGCCAATGAGCATACATCTCCTTATCCTTGCCTTGAACGGGCAGGCGATCGTTGTCTGCGATAAACTGCTTAACCAGTGCCAGACGTTCCTCAGCTGTCATCACAATCTGTTTCGGAACCAGCTTACTGATAAGGTCACGAACACCCAGTGTATAATCTATTACCTCAAACTTGCGGGGCTCGCGTCCCTCGCGCTCTGCCTGTATGTACTCCAGGCGGTCGAACTCGCTCTGAAAGTCTTTGATGGCCGTCGTGGTAGTGATATTATCCACCATGTCCAGCACCAGCGGTTTCTCGGTATTGGCGGTTGTCAGGCAGCGCCCCATCTGCTGCATATAGATGACACGGCTCTCGGTGGTGCGGAGCATGATGACTGCACTGACATTGGGTACATGGATGCCCTCGTTCAACATGTCAATAGCAAACATCAGTTTAACGCCATCAATACTATCGTCCTCGAATCGGTTCATCTGTTCACGTTGCTCGCTATCTTTCAGCTTGCTGTGCAGGATGCTGATGCTGGCAATAGTAAAGCCCGCCTCGATAAACCAACGGTAAACCTGCTGGCGCATCTGATCCAAGTTCTCAATATGAGCACAGAACACGATGACGCGACGGGCATCCTTATCCAGGTGCTTCTTCAGAATAGTCGGCATTCCATACGACAAATCCCAGTCGAGACGCTTATTAGTCAGTCGAAAGATACGATTTCGCTTTTCCTTGTCGCTCAGATATCGACTGCGTTCAATACGCTCCTGTGCATCGCTGATGGTCTTGTTCCATCGAAAGAGGCCACTGACATAGCGAGGTATGGGTAGGATGTTGTAAATCGTCCATGCCTCGGCAATGGTAATGCTGCTGGCCACATGACCGTCGAATAGCTCGTCGGTCATATCACGCTCGTCCTCAGAATAGCGGATGGGTGTGGCTGATGTTCCGAATATCTTCGCCTGCGGCTGGTTCTCGATAAGCAGCTGCACGGCAGCACCCCACTCTGGAGCGCCTGCTCGGTGAAATTCGTCGAGCACTATCAAATCGTAACGGCGGGCTTCGGCCATAACGTCGATATGCGTCATCAATGCCTGGTAAGTGGCAAAATCCATACCATTTGGCCAACCTTTCATTACGTCACGCTGCTGTTGCAGAATGAAGCGACTCGGTCCGAGTATCAACACCCGCTTGAAGTTCTCGCTAACGGCGGCTATGAGGTACGACTTGCCCGTACCGGTCGGATGCACCACACAGGTGCGGTCGGCAGTCTCGAACGCCCGCATCACCTTCTGGTAGGCCGTCTTGTTGTGTGGTAGTAAAATGGTTCTCATATCGTTTCACTCTTAGTTTTAGTTAGTCATTCAGGAACTTGTTGTAATTCTTATAGTACGTCACCTTACACCGAAATCGTTTCTCCAGCATGTGAGTGATAATCTGCGGCCACTCACTTACCGACAGCCGATGTTCGTCAGGCTCTTTGATTTCGATAATATAGGTCTGCCAGCATTTGCCGTTCAGTATCTGCGGAGCTATCTCCTCCGTGCAGTTGTAATCTTGGAACAAGGTGCCGCGAAACATACCGAATACATAATGAATCATCTTCAGGGCCGAACCGTGCCATACAAATGTCAATGGCCTCTCATGGTTACACTCCACCTCACGGGGCTGCATGGCAAATGATACTTGCCAAACCGTCGGCCTCGGCCACTTCTTGTGTCCGTAGTCGCCTCCGTGTGTAGGATGTTTTCTGCCTGCCATTGTTTTAATACGTTTTATTGTTCGTCATTACCATTCCATTCCCAGTGGGCGCCAGTCCTTCGGCTCAGGCTCCTCATGCTTCTTATGCTTAGGCTTCTTGAATTTACGAATCTCTGGCATGTCGGGCACGTCGTCCTTCTCAAACCGTATGGTATCGTCGGGTTCTATCATATACCTTTATATATAGTCGTGGTCCGACTTGTTGGTGATGTCCTTCAACCGTATCGAACTGATCAGTGCCTTAATGTCTGCCATCGAGTAAAGTACCGAGGCATTCTGCGCATCGCTCGTCTTGACGGGTGTCAGCAGTCCGCTGTCCGTCCACCGCTGCAGCATGGCAGCCTTGAAGCCTATCTTCTGCAAGTAGCGCTTTGCCTCGCCCTGCTTCACGTAGTCCGCACTTGGATCACAAGAGCGCACATATTTCTGCACTCCCGCATCCACCGCGTCCGTCAACAGCGACAATAGGTCTTTCAGTTCGATGTTCATGCCAAACGCTTGAATGCTATAGTCAGAGGGTCGTTGGTCTTGATACGCTCAAACTCATAGTGCTCCAGACGCTTCACGTCCTGAGCTGCCACGCGGGCATTCTCCACTGCCTTTTCGCTTGGCAGTGTAAAGATACCCGTCTCGCCTACTTTAAGGGCTTTCCATTCGTTTCTTCCTACTTTTTCGCAAATCATAAATTTACTTAATAGTTTACTTACACCGACACGAAATCGGGCGAAAAGCCGTATCTTTGCGGATGGATATTTTGTGATGCAAAGTGGCGCAAATGCTTTGTGGAAGGGGCTTTCGCGTCAACGGCTATTCTTTTGCCCGATTCGTTCGTAGTTTACATACTTACTTACGGATTGCAAAGATACACATAAATGTTCATAAGTGTTCGGAAACATTCGGAATTTTAGTATAAATTAACGGATTTAATAAGAACGATATGGGAAGACAAACAGAACTAAAAGACAAGACGCGCAACAACATCTTTGCAGCAGCCATTGACGAAATCCGCCGGCGGGAGGGAAAGATTACACAACTCGAACTGGCCAGGCGGATGGGCGTCAACAAGGACACCGTAACTAACATCCTACACTACAAAACAGCAGTCACCGACGACATCATCACCCGCCTGCAAACCGCCAGCGGCTGCATCTTCAACCTGCAATGGCTCCGTGGCGAGAGCGACATCATGCTTTCGGAACAAATCAACGACGGTTCGGAAACGTTCGGAAACAATACGCCGTCAGGTGTGCCGACCTACTCCAGCATGACCAACTCCATCATCGCCGCCAAGGACGAAGCCATCGAGTCGCTGAAGCGTGAGGTCGCCGCCAAGGACGAAACCATTAAGTCGCTGAAACGGGAGGGCACTACCAAGGACGCGCTCATCGAAAGCCTCCAGCAGCAGGTAGCCGACCTCCGTACTGCCCTTGCTGAACAGCAGAAAAAAGACTCCTTTGGCAACTATCCCTTTACTCCTGGAGCTGCTGATGACATGGATCAACAAGGGATTGCGGTTAAATAAAAAAGACGGAAACATCCGCGAGATTTCCGTCAAACGAGAAAACAAAAAACAACGAAACACCGACAGGCAAAGGCTCCCTGCGGGTTTCTGCGGCATAGATTCCGGTTCTGAAGGTCTTGGGTTTGAATCCCAACGGGATCACTGCCGCGGAATCCCTGCAAATAAAGGTTTGCGGGGATTTTCGGCAAAGAGGGGGAGAGGTCGTTTTTGGACGGAATTTTCACTTTCAGGCCGATAAATTTCCGTCAGATTTCCGTCAGTTTTCCGTCGGTGTATAATATATATAAAGGTATGGCAACGATAACGATTGAGATAGGAAAGAAGAACAAGAAGCGGGTGCATCCTGTGTCGTTCCTGATTTGTGAGGGACGGACCAAGAAGCGCATCCCGACGGGCATTGCAGTGGCCGACTCTGAGCTGACCACAAACCAGAAGCGGGTCAAGGAGCCTGAGAAGGCGAAGATGATTGAACAGAAGCGACGGGAGTTGCAGGAAAGGTTGGATGCCTTGCAGTTAGATGCCATCGGACAGACGATGGACGCTCAGGAGATTGCCGCCCGACTGACACAGGGGCAGCAGGTGCTCGACTTCTTCACGTTTACGGATGAGTGGCTGGCGAGGCACGACATCAAGGGAGCCAAGAACTACCGCACGATGCTGAACCGGCTGGAACAGCACCTCGGTCGGCGGTCGCTGCCGTTCTCGCAAATCACCTACCCCCTGCTCGACGGCTTTGCGCAGACGATGAAGGACAAGCCCCGTGCCGCATCGCTCTACCTCGGACAGATGCGCCACCTCTACCGCGAGGCCATGCGCCGATACAATACCGACTACGACCAGCCCATCCAGAACGACCCCTTCCTGCGCTTCCGTGTTCCGCGACAACCGATGAAGAAGGGTGTCCGTGCGCTCACACTAGAACAGTTGCTCGCCATCTATCGCTATAAGGGCAAGGCTCACAGCCGTCCGCAACTCGCCCGCGACTGCTTCATCCTCTCCTTTTGTCTGATGGGCATGAACTCCGTGGATATGTACGAAGCACGGACGCTGACTGGCGGTGTGCTAAAGTACAACCGAATAAAGACCCGAGACCGCCGTCAGGACGATGCCTATATTGAGGTGCGCATCCATCCCGTCATCGCCAAGCTCATCAAGCGTTATCGGGACAACAGCCGCGTCTTTTCATTCCACGAACGATACCGCGACGAATCGACGTTCAACAAGGCGCTGAACCTCGGACTGAAAACCGTCGGCGAGGCGGTAGGCATCGACGGTCTGCAGTTCTACCAGGCACGCCACACCTTTGCCACCCTATCACGCAACCTGATGCACTTCAGCAAAGGCGACGTCGATGAAGCCCTGAACCATGTGGGCTCCTACGACATCGCCGATATCTATATTCAGAAAGATTTCTCAGTTATCAACGAGAATAATTTCAAGTTGCTGGATAAGGTGTTTGGAACTATTTCTTGAGTAATGGCCACCAGATGCGACGGGTAGTTATCAGAATAAGGATGATGGCGGCTATCAACAGATAGTCCTTCAGCGATTGCCACCAGCGCTTATACCACGGAAACTCTGTTTTCACAGGTGTTTCTTTAACGGATGTAGAATCAGATTTCTCCCAATGTGTTTGCAGTGCGTCAAACTTCAACTGCCAGTCATTCTTCAGACTGTCGATAGACTGTTGCAACCGCATTTCAAATTCGCGGGTTAATCTTTGTTCCGTCTGCTGCTGCATCTTCGATAGCGAGCGGTCAGTGGTGCGCTGTTCCTGACGCACCTCACGACCCAACGAGTCGATATAGGTAGTAATGGTTTCGGTAATATGTTCCTTTTGGTCCTCGTTGCTGACCATCGAGGCTGTATATTCCTGCCATCGCTGTGTCCAGGACGAATCCATCTGGGCATGCCACGACTGCAGTTGTTGGTCCACCTGCGCCTTGATGGATGCCGTGTCGGCCTGTTCGTAATGATGATGGTGCTGCTCTATCAGTTTCGGACTGCAGCCGACGAGCATGACGATAGCGATAATAATGCCTGTAAGAACGCTGGCGGGCCAAACAATCCAGAAGAAAATTGCCGACCAATTAACGCAGTGGCGCAAGAACCACCAAAGCGAGCGATGAGGTTGTGTAACTTGTTTCATAATAACTTTATTTTAGTTTTGATTATATCGCAAAGGTACTCCAAACTCTCCAAGTGCTCGGACATCATCCGCCACTGCGCCGGAGGTTATACTCCACTCCCTCTCCGAAATGTTTCTTGACGATGGCTGCAAACGTATCGCTATCGGCACCGCTGACCAGTCTGTCTGCCAATTCAGGTTCGTTACGCTCGTAGTTGAACGTCACCACCCCGTCCTGATAGTCCATGAACCACACGTCGGCACCCGACAGCCCTAATTGCGCCTTGAAGTCCGCGTAGCACCGCTGCCACGCCTCCTGAGCTTGCTCCTTGGTCATCAGAGTGGCTGGCGAACCGATGGACGAACCGTCGGGCATGTTATCAGAAGACACGCCATCTGCGGCCACCGATGCAAACAAGTCGCCCTCGACGGCCTGCGGCTCGCTGCCGCCAATCCTGTTCACGATAAACGCGATGCAGTCGGGGTCGCCACGTCGGCGGTCGCCCTGGTATATCGGCTTATAGGTAAACGTCAGGTCGGCGTGACCGTCCTTCACCATTTGGTCAAGATCTGCCTTCACAGCGTCCAGCACCTTCGTCTTGAAGTGTGCAAACTTCGCATACGGCACCACCCACTCGCCCGTCCGTTCATCACGGAATGGCTCCATACCGATGGCCTTTTTTACCTCGGGCACCGTCAGTCGCACCACCTTACGATGCTCCATCAGCAGTTTGAAGTATAGTGGCGGGGTACTTCGTTTCGTGGCATAGCGGGCAATCAGCTTCGGATGACTGATGTAACCCTGCGCCATGTCGAAGGCGTACTGCGCCACATTGTTGTTAATCTCCACCTCGATATATCCGTAATGCTCCGGCACGCGGAACTGCTTGAACACTGGCGAGAAGATGGTACCGCCCGTCTTGCGCCCCTGGTCGTCCAACTCGGCATGCTCCACCACCACGTTCATTTCCGCAATGGCCTCGCGCACCGTCTGGTAGTTCTGCGCCTTGATGCCCATGTCGGCCAGATAGATTTTGAACGGCGGTATGCCGTGCTCCAGCACATACTTCGTGAAGAGCGGACGCACGGGTGCCCCACTGCGGTGCAGTCCCAACTCGAAGAACGTCTTCACGTAGTCCTGCAGGTATGCACTCACCATCAGCAGCGAGTCCTGTTGCAACAACGTGCGCGTGGCCCCCAACTTGATATACGAGTTTGGCGTTTTGATAAGCGTCAGTTCATCCATTTTTCAATTTCCTCTAATTTCGTTCACTTATTGTAATAAGAATGTTCCCATAGCGCAATAACTTTGGACACTTCGACCTGCCTGAAAGCCCGATGTATAGGCAATTTCTCGCAGTCCATATAATACGATACGATACCTCTTAGAGTTCTTATTATAAAAAGAATATAATATCATATCATAATATGTAGGTGTCCAAGTTTATAACTTTTTCCACCTTGCGGGGATAAAGTCTGGTGTCCAACTATATAACTTTGTTCACTTTCACCTTTCCCTCCTGCACGTCCAGCCACAGGGCGATAGCTTCTGCCGCCAGGTTGGCGATGTTCTCGCTCCGCGTCAGCTTGATGTCGTTCAGGCGGCGATACTGACTGATGGGGATATAGGTCTGTACGCCCTTTGTCGGCTCTGCATCCTTTGGTTGCTGTGCCACAGCAACAGACTCGACACTCGCGGCAGAACCGCTCGGCACACTATCGTTCGCTATCTCCTTGAAGCCCTGCTCAATGTTTTGCTCCGTGTCCTTAACCAAGGTCTCCTGCAATTCCTGCAAGTTCCAACTGTTACTCTTTTTTACCATAATATCAATTTACAATTTGACAATTTACAATTTACGATTTATGTACTATTTAGCAATTTTCGCTTACCCAAAAAGCTCTTTTGCCAGTTGCTCATACGCTATGGCCACTGGCGACCATTGCTTATATTCATAGATATCCTGCTTCTTCGTCTGTGCCTCGTTCACCTTGACGCTGCGTGGAATGATGGTCGTAGTCACGCTGTCGCCATACGACTGCTCCAGATAGGCTATAAACGACCGCGAAATATTAGGTCGCTGGTCCACCATCACGGGCAGAATGCCGCGCAGTTTCAGCTTCGGGTTTAGTCTCCGCTTAACCCTTTCCATTTCCACGATGACGGGTGCCAAACCGCTGACAGATAACCCTTCCATCTGGACTGGGACCAATAATCCTGATGCCGCCGCCATAGCGTTGTAGGTACACATCGACAATGCAGGCGGACAGTCTATCAGCACATAGTCGAACAGTTCGTAGATAGTCCCTGCTATCGGATTGACAGGATTACTCCCGAATACCTTGATACCATCAGGTGTATTATCAGTAAATTCCGTCTGCAACAGACGATCCAGCACCATGTACGGCTGCATCTGATCCATCAGCTTCGGTTCAATCTTTTGGAGTTCTGGCGACGACGGCACATAATAGATGCCGTTTTTGCTCTTATAGACAGTCAGTCTGCCGTTGTCGCTCGCCATCGCCTCAGTCACAGACCCTGCATAGGTCATCATGCTACCCCTCACCAGCTTCGTCAGGTCCCCCTGTGGGTCGAGGTCAATCACCAGTATCTGCCACTCAGGGTGCTCACGCTTCATCGCCATTGCCAGGCTCTGCACGGTAGTGGTTTTCCCCACCCCACCTTTGTTGTTGACTATTGCCAACACTTCTTTCAGTCTTGTTTTCATATCTCTTCACTTTTCACTTTTCACTTTTCACTTTTAGTTAGCCCCCTCTCGCATCAATCGCTCATGCTCCATTTGTTCGAGAAGGTCATACTCCTTCTTGGCCAGCATCAAGCCGATAGGAAGCATCGCACGGAATGCCATCGACGGTTTACGCCCGCCATCTTCATTAGACTCATCGAGTGTTACCAACAGGCGACACACACCTTTCTGCAAACCAGTTATCATCTTTGGCACAACATTATCATCGTACTTATGATCCTTCATCCACGAAAGCACCACATCGACTATCTGATGTTCGAGTTCGCACACGTCATTCATACTCTCTCTGGCTTCCTTATAGATAGCCGCCTTCTCCTCGTCAGGCATCTTTTCTATACGTTCCAATATCTCTTCTAATGGATTTTTCTTTTTCATATCGCTTAACTTTTTACTTTTCCCTTATTACTTTCCACCTCTCCATCCACGATGTTTCTTTTTGAACGAGAAGCTGGCGTGTGCAGCCTGTGGGTTCCTATATCCACGACCCATGTTGTCGTCCACAATCTCGTTCGTCTCGCGGTTCTTAATAATGTATCGGGCCTCGCCATCCTTCGACAGCTTCTCCGACCTCACTGCAATGTAAATACTTTCCTGTGCCATAATTTTAACTTATAAGTGAATAATTGTGCTATTTATAAATGTTCTTATTTCAATAATCCCGATGTAGCCAGTCCAATCAGTCCCAGCGGAATGAGCAGTCCCGTCTCGTAGATGACCAGCAGCGCCACCGATGCAGCTGCCACCATACCAACGGCCTTCATCGTGGAAGATGTCTGATGGCTGAGGGCTGAGGGCTGAGGGCTGATGGCTGAGGGCTGAGGGCTGATGGCTGAGGGCTGACGCTCCGCACGAGGCTTGCGAGGCTTGCGCTGACGCTTGGGCTTTGCCTGGTTCACGGTTCGCTCGACCTCTGGTCGCTCGCAAGGCGAGAATGGTTCATCGGCCACGATTACAGGTTCATTTTCCGTGCAATCCGTGTTATCTGTGGTCGTTTCTATAACATCTTCCGTCTTTCCTCTTCCTTCTTCCATCATATTCCACTTTCCGCTCTCCAGTCCGGGGAACATGCTTCCCTTCTCGCTCCGTAGCCAACCTGCCCATTCCCCCTCAGTAATGGCCGTCACTTGCTGCGTCACGCTGCGGTCCCTGCCGTGGAAGTATAGCATCATCCTTCCATCGTCCATCACCGTAAGTTCTTCCCATTGCTTCTTGCTCGTTCCCAATAGCATTCTATATTTCGTCTGTGCCATAGTCTATATATATTATAAGGTGTAGTTATCCAAGCATGTAAATCTCGAAGGCGAAAGCCAGCAGCATCAGGAAAATCACCACGTCCGATAACGTAATCTTGCTCACCTCTTGCTTGATGGGTTGCAACACATAAACATTGATTGTTTTCCATGTTGCTTGCCATCCACGTTGAATGATTTCTTTCAACGCATCCACATTGATTGATACATTGACATCAATGTTGATTGCTCTGTTTGTTGATTGAATTGTTGCTTCCATTGTTGTATGCTTTATTGATTTGTTGATTGCAATGTTTATTGATTTCAAGAAATGTTGATTGCTTGATTTCTTGTGCAAAAATACAAAGAATATATTGTAATAACAAATATTTTAGCAACAAAATACAATAAATACCTTTAATTTAACTTTGCTTTGCAGTTACAAGGGATATATTTACAATAATTTACAAATACAATATATAAATAGTAATAATACTGAAAACATTTGGAAGATAGGGGATAAATACCTATCTTTGCACCGTTGTTTCTAAAAGATATATATTGTATGCCAGATATTAAGAAGAGAATCCGCGAGTGCGGTTTCACTACCCAGCAGATAGCCGAGAAGTTAAACATCAGTCAGCAGGCCGTCAGTCAGGCTATCAACGGCAATCCATCGCTCAGTCGCCTGGAGCAGATAGCCAGTGCCATCGGTATCACTGTCAGCGAACTGGTGGCCGACAATCCCGCCAGCCACATTGAGCCCCAGATGCACTGTCCGTACTGCGGGCATGATCTGAATATCAAGGTAGAGTAGTCCTCTCCAATCCTTGCAACTTTAGCAAGAATTAGCAAGTAATTACTAAGTATTTAGCAAGTACAAAAAAGCGAGAACCGCTGTGGCTCCCGCTCTTAATTCGTGTCATCCGTATCATCCGTGGTTCAGAAATCTGGCTCGAACGTCAGCACCGTCTCGCCACTGGTGGAGTCCACCACGAAGCGTCCACTGACGATAACATCCATACCAATAATGAAGTCTGGCACCCGATAGCCCAAGTTCATCAGACTGCCGTCAGGGTCGATGTCAACCACTTTCAGGCTTATGTGCGGCAATACGATGTCGCCGATACGGATTGTCGCCAAAGTCGAACCTTGCAATATTGTCTGCATGACGGTCATCGGTTGCAACTCGTCGTCCGTCGGAGGCTGTGCCACGATGCCAAGTCTGTCTGCAAAGTGCTTTGCTATTGACGACTGTGTGGCTCCTGTGTCCCAGATACCCACACCCTGTTCCGTCCGCTCACCCCAGGGCAGCGAGACAGTCACCTCGGCTTCCACCGTCAGCTTTGGCACTATTTCTCCGTAGTGCTTTTCGTAGCACGCAGTTTTACATTGAGCAGTGCCATGCTCACTGCGAAGTCCCGCTGAGCCTTCTCCTTGCCTATCCGCTGTTCCCAGTTGACGGGTTTTACTACTATTGCTTTTTGACATTTCTCTTCAATGTTCAAGTCCTTTTTCATAATCCTGCTTGATTTGGTTTTACGCCACAAAGGTAATAAAACATCAAGCAATCATAGGACATTATTTCTCGCCCTTTGCCGCCTTAATCAGCTCGTCCACGAACTCTGACTTGTTTTCCTGTCGTGCCAGTATCTCCACGCTTTCCTCGCTCAGTTTCAGTGTCACGGCCTTTTTGCCCAGCGCCTTGCGGCCACTGCCTTCGCGTCGTCCGCCACGGCCCGATGTCTTTTTCTCCTGTTCCATATCCTTATTTTTTCTTCGGTTCAAACTTCCATTCGGCCATGTCGCTGACGCTATCAGAGAACGTCACGCAGTCGCCGTCCACCGTCAGCAGTCCTTCACTCACGGCCTTGACAATCAACCGGTCGGCTTCCCTTGTATTTTCTTTGCCGCAACATAATATCTTTGGGGCTGCGTCGTATATCGTTGCCATCGTCACGTGTCCGCGACCCACGGTCTTGCGCAGTCTGAACACCTTCTCTATACAGTCTGTCTTATGCGCAATCATGTGCGTAGCCATATTCTCCGCTTGCATCGCCAACTCCAGTATCTGAAGCTCGTAGTACTCATCCTCGACCTCTATCGTCGGATAGTCCACGCCCATCTCTCGCCAGTCGCGCATCTGACGCGCAAGGTCAATTATAGGGTGGAAAATTGCTTTGCTGTCAAGTTGCACAAACAGCGTAATCTCGTCATCCACCTCCAGGTAATACTCATCCCACGTATTATAGCCGTTGTTCTCATGGTTATGCTTCACTCGGGCGTTCATGTCCTTGAACTTCCCCTCGGCATTACCTTTGGCAATCTCGCCCGCCAGCATGCCATACTGCAGTCCCGTTGCATCGAAATATCCAAGTATATCCTTCGGGTCGTGACCATTGTCGCCGCTCTGATAATCCAGTCTGCGCATCCGGTTTAGTTCCTTCAGCCCCACTTGACTACCAACGAACCCCAGCGGATAGACATCGCTCTCCAGAATATCGTTATACCCCACAAAGGCATGGTCGAGGTCGGTCATCCACCCTTTGTCTGGATTCCGAAATACTGGCAGGTGTTCGTAGCTCACCTTGCCGTCATTCTCGTCGTCCTGGTAGATGTTGATGATATTACCTATCAACTCTCCAGCCTGCAGGAACGGACCTTCCCACACGTAAGCAAAAACACCATAAGGCTTCTCCGCCTGAATAAAATGACTTTTAACTAATCGTTTCATAATCTTACTCCTTCTATAATTACTTCTTTGCGTTTGCTTCCTTGGTAGTCTTCTTCATTTTCTCCCACAGTTCCGGGTTGTATGTGCGACAGCAGCCGAACTTATGCTTTCCAAACTCCCAGTGGTCGCCGTAGATGAACTCATACTCGCAAAGGTCGTCGTCGCTAAACTCCTCCATGTCGCTCAGCACGTCGGCGATGGTGTTTCTGATCCACCGTTTGTCTACGTCCAGTTCGCTCACGTTCACATAGTCCTCCAACATATCGTCCACGCACCGTATCACGTAGGTACGGTAGTGGTTGACACCCTTATGGTGCACCTTCAGCAGTCCATGCACGTATTCGTCCTCGCCCAGCGCCTTCAGGTCGATGCGTGCCCGTCCCACCGTGCCAGGCTCAGTGCCCAGCCGCTTCTCGTACTCCTCGCACTCATACGGGTCGTTGAACCGCCTCCCGTCCTTCGCCGTGTAAATTACGTTGATATCCATAATTTCTCGCCCTTTCTATAATTATTATAACGTAATCACCACGGCCTCGCCATTATCATTCACGATGACCTTCTCCGTATCATTATGGCAGATGCCCCATGTCTCGTGACAGTCGTTCACGGCACCCGCCATATCAATCAGTGCGTCCAGCATACTGATGTCCTCGCTTTCGTTGTAGTAGTCGGCCACATCCTGCAAGTTCTCGGCTATGGGCAGTTCCACGCTATCCACGCTGACCGATGCCCACTCCAGGTTCTTTTCCTTGATCGCCTGCTCAAAATCAGCCTTCACTTCCTCGGCTTCTGCCTCCGTCATGTTATACTCACCATTTCCACCGTTCAGGCTCTCCGTCATCCAGGAGTAATCGCCCTTACCGTAGATGCCACTCTCGTGACCGAGCACATTACAAGTGCTGTCCGTTACTTCCACTGCAAAAAATTTCTTTGTTTTCATATCGCCTAAGTTTATAAGTTTATTTATTCGTTTCATTAGTGTGATTAGTGTTCGTCTTAATCACATTGCAAAGATACAAACTATTTTTGAAAACGGCAATACTTTTCCAAAGAAAAATGCAATACGTTTTCAAACTTTAACACTTTGAAATCCGCAATACGCTTTCTATTAACATCTGAAAACATATTACCGCTTTCAACCACGCTATCAACAAACAAAAGATAAGCCCCGTCTCTCGACGAGGCTTATCCCCTAATTCATTTTAATACCACAAATAATAAGTTATTCAATGAAAAAGAATGATGATGAAACGCTTTTCATCGACAAAGTGTGCTTGCGTAATAATACTTGGCAAAAAATAAAATCTAACTATTAATAATCTGAATTTGAAGATAAATAAGGTTCTTTTTAACTGCTTGGTGCTTCACGACTTCAGCAAGTCGCTAATCACCTGATGGCGGTTCTTCCCGTCCGCACGGAACGACACATGTACCCAGTAAGTACCCTTCGCGTTATGCTCCCAGATTATCTGGTCGAAGTCGCAGTTCTCCATGATCCACGTCATCCACCGTCGGCCCTTCTTCTTGTCGCCGTCTATGCAGAGGTCCACCGCCTCGCCCTTCATGTGCTGCGAGTTCCACACGCCACCCACCGCCTTGTTCAGCGCAGGGCAGCGATAGCCACTGCCAATCTTGATAGGCTCCTGCATCGCATCCCTCAGCGGCTGCAGCACGTTAAACACCAGCGCACACAGCGCCACCACCTCGGCGTTTGTCGGCACATTCTTGATGCCCTTCTGCTTCGCTGTCTGGCTCGCCGTCAGCTCCTCCAGCGAGAAGTTTTTTGAAATCATTGTCATATATTAAACATTAAAGATTAAACATTAAAGATTAAAGATTAAACATTAAAGATTAAAGATTAAAGATTAAACATTAAACATTAAACATTAAAGATTAAACATTAAACATTAAAGATTAAAGATTAAACATTAAACATTAAAATACTGAAATTTAATTTTTCATTTTTCTGAGCGTAGCAAATTTAATGTGTCACAAATCTAATTCCGTCTATCGAGATGATGAGATAGTCCGCTATGTTCCTGATTTCTCCCGACTGTGTGAACCTTACCAGCCTTCGGTGGTTCTTCAGCACCTTCAGCGTAATCACTTCGCCCTCCATCAGCTCCCCTTTCAGCGTCACCACGCGCAGGTAGTAGGGCACCTGCTGTTTATCCTTCGCTCCGTCGGGTGCGTTCATTCCCGTCACCCTCACGCCCGTCCTGGCGTCGGTCCACGACCACCGCTCCGCGTAGTTTCTAATCTGCGTCCAGGACAATATCGGTTGTTGTTTCGGCATATCGTTTTATTCTTTTTCTAACTGCAAAATTATAAAATCGGCTATAACCATACGGACATAGTGAAGTCAGTGATGTCCTATAATCTGTATAATTAATGGTCAATTAACGGTCAATTAATGGTCATTCGCGTTAAAAAGAAAAAGAACTGCCGAATCTCCCGACTCAGCAGTTCCACCCTAAAAATTAAAGTCATGAATGACCTTAACGTGTATATCTATAACGGCAAAAGGCCGTGATTAGTATTTCAGTGTATAAAAAGGCTGCACTATTCTCACGAACCGTGAGCCTACCCTAAAAATTAAAGTTATAAAATATGCTTGTGGTCTGCGGGGGTATCGCTCCCCGTCAATCGCTGTGATTTCGCAGGCCGCCTATAACGAATACTGCCCTCTGCGTCTGCGGAGTTCTCTCAGTTCCATTCCCTGGATAACTCGCCCATCAGGTTCAACGATGGCCACTGGCCATGAAAGTCCATATCTCGGACAAATTTCAATACTGCGCCCGTTGGTCTTTCGCTTGGCTTCTTCTATAGCTTCGTTCAAGGTCTCGGCATAGTGCGTTGTTCTGCTGTGGCTATTGTCGAGATAGTAATAATTAAAGCTCATTCTTGGGTTACTTATTGTTGTTGTTGCCATAACTCGTTTCCTTTCTGTGATTATAAAGTGATTGTATAATGATTGTATAACGTGTAATATTATGCGGACTTGCCCTGTTCCTCCTGATACATCCGCGCCAACAGCTCGGCTGTCTCGCTCAGTGTCATAGTCTCGGTGGTGTCGCCCGTCTGGTGGTGTATCGTCACGCGGAACTCGTTGCCCCATCCCTCGCGGCTGTCCGGCTCCACGTCCTCGCGGGTGCTCTCCGTGCGCAGTGCCACGCCCGCCAGCTCGTATTCGATGATAGATGCGGGGCCGTACTTCAGCTGCTCGGCGTAATACTGAGCGTTGCCCACTATCATGCCGTCATGGTCGTAGTTCTTCGTGATACCTGCGCGGCGGAACTCCGTTTCCTCGAAAGTCCTTCCGAAGAGCGTCACGGGTTTGTCAAGTCTTACCTTGAAGGCGTAGTCGGGGTTCCATATCCTGATGGCTGTCACGGTACCCATAACGTTGCCGTGCTTACACCAAACGCGGTCGCCTACCTTGATACCATCAGCCTCACGGATAGCCTTTTCTTCCTCCTTCTTAGCCTTCTCTAATCTCTTTTCAGCCTTCTCCAGGATGTCGGTCCAATCCAGTTCAGGGTGCTCCTTTGCGCACTCCTGGGCTGTCTGCATCATAAACTGAGCCCTCTCCAACTCCGTCAGCTCGTCAAAGTTCTTCGGCTTGTGACTGTTGTAATAATACTGCTGTGCGGCGTATTTCTTGTTCCATGCCTCCTTCTCAGCCTCTTTACGGGCATTGTAAGTGTCGCGTGCTGCTGTCAGCGTGTCGGCTTCCTCGTCGCGTCCTGCGGCGCGATATGCGGCGATAACGGCCATGTTAGGCCAGTCCTCGCCCGTCATCATCTTGGCGGGCTTGTCGGCTATGCTCTGGAAGAAGTTGTCCACGTTGTTCATTGATACGCGCATGGCACCCTCTTGATTCTTGTAGTAGTCCAGATTTCCGTAGTTCTCCACGTCAGGCAGTCCCACGTTGGCACAGTTCGGTGTGTAGCAAATCTTATCCGTCAGTTGGATAGATACGCGCAGCCAGTCGAAGCTGTTCACGCCATCGTTGAATCTCTCAGCCCATGCCGTCACGCCGGCTGCTGTCAGTGCGGGGTGGCTCAGTCGCTCCAGTGTCAGCACGCGGCTCACTGGCTTGTCCGTCCGGCTGCTGATATAGTGGCAGCGTATCTTCTTTGTCTCGCCAGTCAGAATGTTAATTACCTGGCTCGTGCCGTTATTACTCTCGGTATTGTTGTTATTAACTGTTGTTGCCATAATCGTATAATTTGTTTAATTTGAAATAATTTGTTTAATTTCTGGCCGTCAGGCCACTAATATTTCCGATGGTGTATAACGTGTAAATGATTAGTAATAAAGCAGGCTGCAGTCGTCGTCGTCCATGAAGGCCACATTGCCGCTGTATGTGCTCAGGAAGTATTCGGGGCCGTAAGCGTCCAGCATTCGGCGGGCTACCTTCTCCCATCGGCCATTCTCCACCGTCTCGCGGGCGCCTCGCTTGCTCATGCCTATGCCCTGAAGGATGTTTATCCAGTCCTCGTCACTGCAAGCGCTCTGACACTCGCTGCCCTTCTCGTGGATGTCGCCCAGCACATAGCGGCGGGCGGCTCGCTCGTTCTTGAAAACATATCCGTCGCAGCCGTGATGATCGACAAAGCGGTTGCCGGTCAGCCACTCGTAGGGCTTCGTGTTGTAAGTATCGGCAATGTACGCCGTAACTTCCTGCTGTAATCTCTGTGTCTTGTTCATAACTTTAATTTTTATAGGGTGTTTATAATTCGTGAAATTAGTGTAATTGTGATTCTCTGATTCTTGATAATCTCTCTAACGTGGTGGCTGTTTAGACATTTCCGCAAACGTGGTCAAGATGTTGCGGTGTTCGGTAGTCGCTGGAGTCCAGAAGCCCACTTATACCATCATCAACCTTGGTAATATGGTATAAAGAGCCGTTAATGATTTGTGCCAAATCTCTGTTGTTCACGTCATCAAGAGGCATTGTGATTACGTTCTTCACGTCAAGCCCTTTGCCCAGGGTGCATCCTGTAATCCATACGCGGCCTTCGCTCATTTTCAGGCAAAGAGCCTGCAAGTGGAGTCCGAGACTGTCTTGATATGTGCCGTGCATCAGTCGCAGTATCTTTTTGCCTTGCTCCAGTCGTGGGGCTATCTCGTTGTTCACAATCTGCATAAGGTCAGCGTGCATCTGTATGTATAGCTTGTAGAATTGATCCGTAATGTCTCGTTTGCCGTTGTAGTTAATCATTGTTGCCATAATCTTAATTCGTGAAATTCGTGTAATTCGTGTTCTCTAAAAAATATCTCAGTGTATAACGTATTAATAACAATCTGCGTAGATATCCACCACGCGGCCCGCGTTAATCATCTTCTCAGCCCAGCGTGTCACGTTATTGGGGTTAGATACGCGACAGTGCGGTTGTGTGGCGCGGTCGTCGTAGCCGTTCAGATGGTGCCAGTTGGGGCGGTGTACCTCGAAGGGGCTCTCGGCCAAATCCACGCGGATGACTACCCAGCGGCCTACGCCCTCCTCCGTGTCCTCAGCCTTCCAGTAGTCTACCATGTAATAACGTCCGTATTCGTTATTAGGTGCGCTGGGGTCCTGCTCGTTGGTATCTACTATAACGCGGTGTGTGTCGGGGTTTGCCTGAGCTTTCGCCCATGCCATAGCCCAGAGCAATTTCAGGGTGTCGCCTTTTTCCTGGTCGGTCAGGGTGTCGGCGGTCTGGTTCATATTCTCGTTGTTCATAATTCTGTGATATTTTAAAGTGATTATAAATGATGTCTATAAATTGGGGGCGGGTGTGTCCGTCTCAGGGCCTCCCCTTTGCGGGTTTTGGTTCGGCGTGCCCCGTCCCCGTTATGTTTATTCTACTATTTGCGTCTCGGCTCTCCATGTGTAGCCCGTTATGCCCTCGCGCTCCATTTCCTGACACAGTGCAGCGCCCAGGGCGTCGGGGTCGTTGCCCTCTGCAAACTCTATCGTGCGGGTCTCGTCCGTCCAGTCGCCCGCCCAGAACTGGCTAGGGCCTTCGCTGTCGAAGAGCTTTTTGGCCTTCTCGTAGTTCTCCGCGTCGCTGAATGTTACGCGCACTATTGCGATGGTTTCCGGCTCGTCGTTGTCTTTGTCGTCCTCGTCCACAGTCTTGAAAGCGGCCAGCAGATCAGAAGCCAGAAAGTTAAGTAAATGGCGGTCGCTCTCGCTGATGTCCTCGCCGTTATTGATGCGCTCCAGCATGGGGCGGTAGTGCATATCGAAGTAACTCAGGAAGTCGCAGAAGCTCTCGAAATTGCCAGTCTTGATAACTGTCTCGTTGTTCTGGTACTCGTGCAAGTTGTTTCCGTTTTCAATGTCGTTGGCCACTTGTGCTAAAGTCTTTGTCTGTTTCATAACTTTAATTTTTTTTAGGTTCTATAATATATATATAATGTTATAACGTAGGAGGGGGCGGCGGGTTGCCGTTGCCCCTCTCCTGATGGGGTCAATTATCCGTAAATCTCGCTAATTGCTGGGGCGTACTTGTCGCGGATGTCGTGCAGCTCCTGGGCGGTCATGTCGGGGTATATCTCGCGGACGTTATCCAGACAGCGGGCGGCGCGGTCGTCCTCCCAAAGGTAGAACAATTCAGCCGACAAAAGGGCGTGAACGGCCAGGCTCTCGCGGTCGTAGTGGCGGCGCAGCTCGTCAGCCGTGCAGCCGTCAGCCGTGCGGCGGTTGTATTTCTTGTGACGCTCGGCAAAGGTGCGGCGGGTGTACTCGTCAGAACTCGACAATATTACGCAGTCAGGCACGAGGGCGGCGGCGATGCCGTTGCCCTGTTGTTCGTCGCCCATGTGGTCGCGGATCAGCCGGCACAACTCGGCAAAGGTCAGCGAGGGGAAAGCGCGGCGCAGGTCGCAAAATACCTGTGTTTCATCTACAAAAACATCGTAAGAGCTCAACAGATAGGCGGCGTAGGTGTCCGCGTCTGTAACGCGGTGCAAATTCTCTTCATACTCCGTCATATTCTCGGCGGTGGTCTTGCCGTTGGTAGCGTATAAAACGCGGTCGCGCAGGTACTTAATAGGTCCGTAATTCAGGCCGGACGCGGTGCGGCTCTCCTGTTGCTTGGCCTCTCTGATGATGTCGGCCAGGGGGTCGGCGGCGGGGTTGTTTACTCTTGTATTCATAATCTTTCAATTTTTAATCGTTTCTATAATATGGGGAAATGTCTATAATATATATAAAGGTATAACGAGGGGCGGCGGGGTGCCGCTCCCCTCGTTGGATATTATGCGGCTTTTCGTTTCTCGTTGCTCTCGCCGTTGGCCTCGCGGACGGCTCGCGCCTGGTTTGCGTTCTGCGTGCGGTCTATCAGGTCGAACAGTTGCGCCCGTGCGTAGTCGGTGGCGGCTTGCAGGGCGTCGGGGTTGCAGCCGTTGCGGATCTGCTCGGACAGGCTCCAGAAGATAGCGCCCAGGGCGTCGAAGTCGCGGCGGCTGTCAGGGGTCAGCGATGCGAGACAGGCGCACACCTCGCACAGACGGGCGGCGGCGGTCTTCGTGCCGTCCTCGGCTTCCTGCTTCCATCGTGCCAACGTAGCGGCGGGGATGGTCACGCCCTCCCACTGCTTGGCCTGCTGCATGATGCCGGCAAAGATGCGCAGCACGTCCGCGAAAGCCTGCAGCACGGGCGAAAGGTCGGCGGGCTCTGATGTGGTGGCGGTCGGCTCGTCAGCGGCGGGGGCTGTGGTGCCCTCGCCCTGCTGTTTCTTCATCCACTCGGCCAACTCGTCAGCGTGTCGGCGGGTGCTGAAAATGTAGCCCTTTCCGCCCTTCAGGTTGCGCCACTCCTTGCCGCCCATTGCTTCCAGTTCTGCGGCCTGCTGTTCGTTATATCCACGTATAACGGTGGCCTTTTCGCTGTACTTCTCCATTTTCAGCCCGTCGCCGTTGCTCTCGTCGCTTGTGACGGTCTCGGCGGTGGCCTGCTGGGTGTTGTCAGTCTCGGCGGCTGTTGTGGTCTCCTGGGGCCTGCTTTCGGTCTGTTCCGATGTCGTGCGGGTCTTCTTGCCCTTGATGTCGTAGGCGGTCAGCTCGTGCGCCCATTCTGCCAGGTTCTCGGCGGTCACGTAATTAAAATAACTTTGTTTGTGGTCGTAGATGCGCCAGAGGTCCCAGCCGTCCACACCAACAGCGGCGGCGGCTGCTGTTACTTCCTTTTGCGTCCAGGCGTGGCGATTCTCCCAACAGATACCAGCGGCGGCGGGTACTGCCTGCAATATTGCGGCGGTCATGCGCTCGCGCTCTGCCTTGCTCATCTCGCGGGCAATCTCTACCCCGCGCCCGTCGCCGTACTTGTCGGCAAACTCCGTCAGGTCTTCGCGGTGGTACTCGGTGCAATCGTCCTGGCGGTACTCCTCCCAGTAGGCGGCGAATAAATCAAAATCAGTATTATTTTGGAAAGTCTCTAACGTGGGGCCGTCCTCATACGTCAACTTATAGCCAACACTTCGCCAGCTGTCGGCCTTGGTCACCTTGCACTTGATACCAGGGTACACCGTTTCGGCCATTCTCTTAATATTGCGCTTTTCGGCTGCCATCAGTGCAGCGGCGGCGGCCTGTGCCTTCTTTGCGGCTGCCTTGCGCTCTGCGCTTCTCCATCCGTGGGCGTGGGCGGCGTCCATCTCTTCGCGGCGCGCCTTGTCGGTTGCCTCGCGGTACTCGGTCAGATCCTCCAGCCCTGCGCCCTCATACTTCGCACACTTGGCGCGATACTCTGCCAGACGTTCGGCGGCCTTGCGCTCTTCCTCTTGTCGCTCCTGCTCGTCGCGCTCTGCCTGCTTGCGCTGTGCGGCGCTTATCTCGTCGGCGTACATCGTGCGCCAGCTTGTCGGCATGTAGCAATAACGGGCGAATTCGTAGCCCTGACAGTCGATAAGATACCAGCGCGAACCACACACCACGGCGGCGCATTTGGTATAATAGTATTTGTATTCGTCGCGGGGGTCTTCGCGGTCGGGGTCGTCGGTGGTGGCTCCTCCTGGGAACTTGCGGCCCTCGGCTGTGGCTCGTTGTACCAGTTCATCGGCCAGCCCTGGGCGGGCGAAGTCCTCGGCGCTTACCTCGAACACTTCAACCACTTTGCACAGGTGGCGGCGCTTCTCGTCGTCGTACTGTGTGCCGTACTCGTCAGGATCGGCGGCGAACGCTTCAAAGTTCACGAACACGCCCCGGCCTCCGTCGCTCTTCCAGTTGCAACCAACACCGAACACGAACGCGCCAGCCTTGGGCGCCTTGTTGCCGTCGGCCTGATTTCTCCGCGCCTCTCTAACGTGGGCGGCGTGGTGGGTCTGCTCGTAGGCCTTAGCGTCGGCGGCCTGCTTCATGGTGGCGCAAAGTTCGGCCATTTCTACAACAGTGCGCCCGAATTTCTTTATATATGCGGTTCGGCTCTCTGGGGTCATCGCGCAGCCGTCCCAGCCGTAACAGCCCCACACCTCGCCGGCCTTCTCATAATCGGCGCGGCGGTTCTCGTCGGCCATGATGTCGGCCAGCTCTGCCACAAGGTCGGCAAAGGTTTTGCCCTTGGTGCCCTTCAGGGGTGCGCCCATCAGGTCGGCGAAGTCCTGGGCGGTGGTGTCATCGGTGGCGGCTGTGCGTGCCTTGTTGGCGGTCGTGCCGTTGCCGTTCAGGTTGCGGGCGGTCTGCTCGTACTCGTTCATCATCTCGGCGAAGTCCTGGGCGTTGCCTCCCGTATCTGGGTGCAACTTCTTGCAAAGTTCGCGGTACTCTCTTTTCAGGCTCTCGGCGGTATAGGGGAAATTAACAAAGTATTTCATAACTTTAATTTTTTTGGGTTCTGTAATTATAAAAAGTAATTATAAAAGGGGTGTATAATATAGCGCTCTATTGATAGGCGGGTATTGTGAAGTTATACGCAAATATCATGTAAAGCAAGGCGGCAGCCTGCAGCCACAGAAGGGCGGCGGCGGTGCGTGGGTGGCGGTCTATCCAGCGAAAGAGCCAATCAAGACCGAAAACCACGGGGGCGGGGGTGTTGTTCTGATTGTTCATTGTTCGGGGGTGTTAGATGTAATCGTGATACGATTTGTTGGTGATGTCCTTCAAGCGGGCCGAACTGATCAGCGCCTTAATATCGGAGAGAGAATACAAAACGGAGGAGTTTTGCGCGTCTCCTGTCTTGATAGGGGTCAATAGGTGGGCGTCCGTCCATCGTTGCAACATTGCAGGCTTGTAACCCAATCGGGAAATATAGCGTTTTGCTTCGCTCTGCTTGATGTAATCGGCGCCGGGGTCTATGCTCGCGACGTACTTTTGTACGCCTGCGTCCACAGCCTGAGAAATGAGTCCTAAAAGGTCCTTTAATTCTATATTCATAATATAAAGGGTGTTAGTTGTTATTCGATAGTGTAGGCGGTGACAGTCTCACCCGCTTGCTCAATCTGAGCGAGCACGGCGGCGGGGGTGTCGGTGTAAATCTGTGCGGGTTGCTTGCTTGTGCCTATGGTCAGCGTTAAGAGCACCACGGCGGCGGTGTTTACTACTTCGCGGATAATTGCGGGGGTGTTGGTTGTGGTGTCGATGTCGGGGCAATCGTCAGCAGTGAAGAGGACGCGGGCGGGGGTGTCGGTCTGCTCGGTTGCGGTGTTCTCGTCCTTGGTGGCGGTTGTCTCTCTCTCTTCGTCCTCAATAGCGGGGGCGGGCAGCTTGTCCAGATAGTCGGGGGCGGTCACGTTGGCAAAATTGCCGTAAAGAACGGCCAGCATGTCGCGGTAATCTATAGAAATATAACCATCAGCACCACCGAACCACATGGCAGGGCGGAAGCAGTCACTATGTAAGTAAGCAACGGCGCGGAACCCGTCGGACTCGAAAATGACACACGGGCAGCAGTTGCCGGGCCTGGTGTGTTGGTCGATGATCTCGGCGTTGTCGCATACCTTTGCGAGCTTGTAGAGCTCATTTGTCCAAACTTCGTGAATGTCTGCACGGTCGCAGATGTTTAAAGCGTCGTAACGCTTGATAAAATTTTCCTGTGTCATAACTTTAATATTTTAGGGGTTTAATATTTCGGGGTTCTCGCTTGCTCTGTATTGTGTGCGGGGTTGCAACCGCGTAACAATCTCTTTTTTATTGTTACCCTACATTAAGCGGGTGGGCCGGGTGGTTGCTGCCTGTAGTCCGTTGCCGAGGGCTTGCGCGCTCAAAACTTCATCGGGGTTGGGTTACTGTCTTCACCTCTCCTTTAGGTTTCCGATGCAAAGTTAAGGTAAATCTAAGTAAAAAACAAACTTTTGAGCGGAAATGCTTAGATATTTAAGAGTTATTAAGAAGAAATACCTAAATATTTACAGATTTTCACTAAAAATAATTAGAAATAGCGAAACAATACAAAGAAATATCTAAGCGAAAGCGGGGGCGGCTCGTCGTCCCTTATATATATATAATAAGGTGTAAGTGGCGGAGGTCGGCTCTGATGGGGTCGGGCTGGTTGTGTCGGTTCCTGATGTCGGCAGCGTGTCGGCAGCTCGTCAGGATGTCGGGCGGGGTCGTTCCTGGTTCGTGGTTGGTTGGTTGCCAGTGGGTCGGGATCGTGGTGGGCAGCAGCTCGACGGGATCAGCAGCAGGGGGAGAGGGCGGCGGGGTCGTGATGGGGTGCAACTGGTCCCCGTGTACCTTGCAGACGTGCAAAAGTGCGTAACTTTCTGATGTGCAAGCGCTTACGCATATATCAAGGGGTGCAAGGTCGCGGGAGGTTGCGCAATCGGTTGCATAGTGTGGCGGCTGGTTTCGCTCTTGAAACACAGGCATCTTTCGGCATTCCGAAAAGCGTAACTTATTTATATTTCAGTGAGTTACGCTTTTGGCAAGGGCAACATCTTTCAAGAAAAATTCCGACCACCTCAAAAAATTGTGCAAAATTTTGTGCAAACACGGGGTTTCTTGGCTGTGTTTTGTGCAAAAGTTGTGCAAACGTTGCACAGATTTCGGCTTTTGATGTTTCAGAGCAATGTTTTTGTCAGTATCTCGCCGATGCGATGGAAGTCCCAATAGGGTATCTCCAAGAGGTTGTGGCCGTGGTCGCTACAATACTTCCGCACGGCTTCGTCGCGTATCTGCTGGTCTTCGAGCGTCCAGCCGTCAACATGGAAATGCTCCACGTCTTCGTAGTGCTGCTCGCCATTATATTCTATGAAAAGGTTATAGTCGGGCAGCCAGAAGTCGGGGCGCAGATACTGGCGCTTGCATCGTGGGTCTTCTACGGGCAGCGTCACTTCGTCCTGCTTGAAGTTAGTGATGCCATGCTTCTCCAACCATCGGCGTATCTCTGCCTCGCCTTCAGACTCGCGGAACTCTAAGGAGCAGATGGGGCAGGAGCCATTGATGGTGCGCAGATTGTTGTCGGGTGTCTGCTGGAACCAGTGGTTGTGGATGCAGCAACGAATCCAGACGAGCGAGTCGTTGTTCACGTAGTCCTCATGGGCACGGCTGTAGTCGTAGCGGCCTTCGCCGTATTTCTCTATGCACTTGGCTATCCATTCCTGGCACCGCTGCTCGACGGGCTGATGGCGGCCAGCGCACTCGCGGCACTTGCAGCCCTGCAGCACGAGGCTGACAAGCATACGATGCCATTTATGATTTGGGTTGCCGCAATGTACCATAACGGTGCTCCGCTTGGAGGTCACTTGCTCTATACCTTTATATATATAGCCATCGCCCTGCATCAGTGGACCTTCACGGCGCACACGGTCTTGCAGGTCTTGTATTCGCTGACGCTCCTGCTGCTCACGGACTTGCTGTCGGGCTGTGCGCTCGGCTTCGTGTCGGCGGCGCGTCTCTTCCTTCTGCTGTTGCAGTCGGGCTTGGTACGCCTGCCAGCGTTGTGCCTTTGCTTCCTCGCGCTGACGGTCGCGCTCGGCCTTTCGGCGGGCAGCTTCCTCCGAGTCATGCCTACGCTTCACAATTTTACTAACGCGGTTGCTCTTAGCGCATAGTTTCAGGTATTTGCGCCAGTCGGTGCCGAAATGTTCGCCGTATTGTTGCTCATAACTGCAGACGGGGCAGCCAGTGGCCTTGCTCTTGCTGCCTGGCTTGATGATGTGGTTCTGCGCCATGCCAACGGTGAAGTGGATATCGTGTTTAGGACAATAGATGGTGATAGGGCTTAGTTTGTCCTTGTATATGCTATCGGAATAGTCGTACACACCGTGCCATATCTCGTTGGCTTCTGCTACAAAATCTGCTAATGTTTTGCGAGTAATGGGTACTCTGTAGGGGTTCCCATTCTTGTCCGTTCCTGTTTTGAAATCAATGTTGTCCATAATCATTCCTTTTTATTACTCTCTGCTTAGGTCAGGGCTTTGGGCTCCGCCACGGAGCCCCTGCCCCTTCATCCAACCGCAAAGATACGTTACCGTACTTATGTTTACTTATGCTTGTCCCATGACGAGGAATTGCTTCAGATAGTGTTGTGCTTCATACCGCTCGGCGGCCTTAATGTACTTGGCGGCGATTGGGTGGCATCGAAGTGCCGGCTTGCGCACGGGCTGCTGCTGGGCATCACTCCATTGACGGAACTCCATTCTGCTCACCTTGCCGTTCAGGATGATGACGCGGTTCATCAGAAGTGTCTGTCGGGTTTCTTCCTGACACTTGCGGACAATTTGCTCGTCGGTCATGTCGGGCGTAATAAAAGGCTCGTGCTTTTGGTGCTCGGCTTCCCACTCCGACCACATCTGCTGGTTCATAGCCTTGATTTCCTCGCAGTACCTTTCGGGATTGCGCTCGTAGATGGCGAGTTTGCTCTCGTTGATGTTTAATAACACTTTTTCCATACTCTCAGTTAATTTTAGACAAAAAAGACTGCACTACGCGCTGTCTAAGGCAACTTGAGAGTTTTGAGCCTTTGAGGTGGTTATCCCATACCCCACGCGGTGCAGTCAGTATATTTTTTCAATAAAACATACATCGTATAGAAGCAACAATCGTTTCGCAACGGAGATAGTCGGCTTCCACTCTCAAGAATTTTAGACGCTGCAAAGATAGGGTATTTAGTTTAATCTAACAAGAAATTAAGGCAAAAATTAACAAATTTAGGCTATTTTGTGGTGAAATTAAGGTATATTTACGAAAAAAGACATAAAAAAGGGCGAAAAGTTTGTTTATACCGAAATGTTTTTGTACTTTTGCGGCATAAACATAAAGATATAACAAAATAGACGTATGAGAGTAAAGGAAGCAATGGAAGCCCACAATCAGACTTGGGCAACGCTGTCATCATCGACAGGCAAGACGAGTTCATCGTTCATTCAGGTAGCCAATGGAAACCCCACCATCGGCAAGTTGAAGGAAACAGCTGATGCGATAGGCTGTCACTGGCTGGAGTTCTTCACCGACGAAATCGACAAGGAGGACGTGGCCCGCATCTTCGGCCTCGTTGTGCCAGCATCGGAAGAGCCAAAGCCAGAGGAACAGCCACAGGCAGATCAGCAGCAGGAGCCTGAGCAGAAGGACGAAAAGCAGGAGCCAGCATTGACCGCCGACGTAGCATTCATCTGCCCCCACTGCCACGAGGCGATTAAGTTAGGGTTCGTCAAGTAAGATGGCTGATGTCTGATGTAAGATGTAAGAAGTATTATTGTTTAACCCTTAAAACATATTTGGCGATATGAAAAAGAATGTATTTTTAGTTTTAATGAGTGTGTTAGTTTGCGCAGGATTCGCTGCCTGCGGTGGTGATGACAATAACGACCAGTCTGTGGACCTGTCGAAGATGGTGGGCACGTGGGTATGCACGGCAAGCCAGGACTGGTGGACCACGGACAAGGGCAGCGGAGATGTTTCGGGTGCTATGGTAGGCGTGGAGTTGACCATCAACAGCGATGGCACCTACAAGAGCAGTAGCAGCAGATTCGGGCTGAGTGGGCAGTGGAGCGCGAGCGGCAGCTCGTTCTCGGCGAAGAGTAGCAGTGGCAGGACGATGAGCGGTTCGGTGGCAGTGGGCAGCAACTCAATGCGACTGACAGGTTCGACAACGGACGGGTACACGTTCGACTACTCCTTTGAGAGGAAGAAGTAAGGATGGCTGATGGCTGAGGGCTGATGTAAGAAGTAAGATAAAGCCCGCTAGTGGTGCAATTCCATTAGCGGGCTCTTTCGTTTTAACTAGGCGGCAGACTAGTTCTGGCCCAGTCCACCGTTACCGTCGGTACCACCAGCGTTGCCACCTTGGTTTTCGGTGCTCTCGTCGGGGTCGGTGGTGGTGTTGGCGCCACCGTTCTCCTGCTCCTTCTTCTCGTCCTCGGCGCTGGCCCATGAGAGCTTGGCGCCCTGGATGGCGGCGGTGATGTCGTCGGAGGGACGGTAGTTGACCTTGGTGGAGAGGTCGCCCTTCATGAGGTCTTCGGCCTTCTCTACCCACTTGCCGGTGACGCTGGGGGCGATGGTGCCGATGGGTCCGAGATCGACGATGTAGCCGTTCTTCAGCTGGCGGGCGGCTGCCTGGAGGATGAGCTTGCCGGCGGCTTCGAGCTCGGCCACGTTCATGGTGGTGTTCAAGCCTGCCAGTTCGCAGATGTCCTCGAAGGAGGATTTGCCGTTAGATACTACTCGGGCTACGATGCCCTCTTGTTTGGTCTTGGGGTTGATGCCCTTGACCTTGCGCACTTTTAGTGTCATTTGTGCCATAGTAAAAAAATTTTTGTGTTAGTTAAAAATAAATATATTGGTTGCCTATATGGCCAGTTCTACGGTCGGACGTGTCCGATTTGGAAGTTGGACGTGTCCGATTTCGAGATTGGACGTGTCCGATGGTTTTTGTGGGCATGCAAAGGTACTAAATATATTTGGGATGTGCAAGGGAATGGGTGTAAAAAAAAGTGCCGCGACCCATCACGGGCGGCGACACTCTGAGCCTATAGAAAAAAAGTATTGCGTTGTTCACGCTTTGTTCTGTTGCAGCAATGGGGCAACGTCATCCCACGAGGCTATCTCCATGCCATCGTTGGAGGGGTCGTAGTGGCCCACGGCTATCAGTCGGCCTGTGGCTTGCTCGGCAGCGGTGCTGACGGCCTCAGAGCGGACGATGAAGAACTCGAAGCCTTCGACCTGGGGTACGGGGACGTCTGTCTGCATGATTTCGGCACGACGGTGGCGACGGATGCGGTCGATGTCGGCGCGGGAGAGCGACGATGGCTGATGGCTGATGTCTGATGGCTGATGTTCCTTCGCAGCCTGCATTGCCTCGCGGACGGCACGCAATTCCTCTTGGTGCATGTAGTCCTCGGTGCGGCGCTGGCACTCCAGGAAGTAGAGCCACTGGTAGGTGTTGTGGATGAAGGCGGTCCAGCGGTCGGCACTCTGAAGGAACAGCACGGCGAGGTCGGCTTCGATGAAGAGGCGGCGCTGCACCACGTCCCACTGCAGGAGGCCTGCGGTGCGCAGTTGGTCGAGCCACTGGTGCTGCTGGGCTACGCTCTTCAACCACTGGATGTTTTGTTTACTTGCTTTCTTCTGTTGGCGATGCTCACGCCATGTCTTGATTGGATTTTTCATATCGCCTATATACATTAAAAATTAAACATTAAAGATTAAAGATTAAACATTAAACATTAAATTTCAGACTTCTTTTTGCGGGAGGTGCGCTTGGGGGCTTCTGCGATGTCTGAGGGCTGAGTATCGTCAGCGGGGACACTGGGGACAGGTACATGGTCCTCAGTTTCTTCGGGACCACGTACCAGTCCCCTTTGTCCCTCCATTTTCACACGGCAGACACGGAACATGGCCTCGAAGGGGGCGATGGCATTGAGCACGCTGACGCTCTGCGAGCCACCGAGGATGGCGGCATAGAGGTGCAGGGCGGGCGTTACCACATCGGGCACGTGGCCTTGGATGACGACGGTGCCCGTGGAGCCTTGCCACATCAGCAGTGAGGGGGGAGTATCGACAGTGGCTATGGCCACGTCGAAATGAGGAATGAGAGATGAGAAATGAGAAATGAGGTCT